TGGCGCAAGTTCCGAGCCTGGTTTTTAGCGCAACCGAAAAACCAAGTCTGCGCCGACTGCCGGCGAAAGCCCGCGGTTGAGGTGCACCACATCAAAAAAGTGCAAGAGTTTCCGGAACTCCGGCTCGATCCACAAAATTGCCGCGGCCTCTGCAAAGGCTGCCACTCCGCACGCACGGCGCGGGGCGAATAACTTATGAAGCACACCGTCACCCGCAAAACCACCGCTGCACAGAAGGAACTGGAGCAAGAGAGCACCCGCATGGCGGCGTGTCTGTGCTCCGCGATCGACGCCGTGAAGCAGGCCGAGACCTACGCCGGCAGGAAAGATTCCGCCCTTCGCTTTTCTTCCGACAACATCAGCTCGATCGGCTTGTCGCTGTATATTCGCCGGCGCGAGGAAGCCAAGCCGTCCAAACCGATTTTTCAAAAGCTCGTCCGTGACACGGAGGCCAGGATCGATGCCCGCGAAAGCAGGTACTCCGCTCACGATGTCACGGACGGGGCGCGATCGCCAGAGACGCCCCACACTGACCACTAACACCTCCATGAAATATCTGCTTCTGATTCCCGCCAACTGTCTACAGGCTGGCTATCACGTGCGGGAGTTCGCAACAGCGAAGGAACTGGCCATCTACATCCGGGACAACGGATGGAAAGACGCCATCATCGCCAGACGCATGGGGGTGGAATTTCATCTGAGCGACTGGGACGGCCCCGCGGCCGATGAGTTTTGATGGCGCGTCCACGTAAACCGACAGCGCTGCTGGAACTGACCGGCGCTTTTGCAAAGGACCCGCAACGCCGGCGTCCGGACGAGCCGAAACCGAACGGTCCGTTAGGCCAACCGCCACCGGCGTTTGATAACGAGCCAGGGCTGACGGCGATCTGGCACGAATTGGCGGCCATGGTGCCGGCAAACGTGCTGGCCACCTCCGATCACTGGTTAGTGGAACTTGCGTGCCGCACGATGCAAAAGGTGCGGAAAGACACGGCTTTGGCCTCGGAACGAAATCTTTTGCTGAGTTGCCTCAGCCGCATGGGGCTGACTCCTTCGGATCGATCGAAAATTGCCGTCCCGCAAGAAGAACGAGAGCTCGATGAACTCGGCAAGCTTGCCGCCGAATGCCGAGCCGTTAAACCCAACTGAGGACTTGCCGCGGAACTACGCCGCGACCGCCCGGCAATACATTGATGACGTCCTGGAAGGGCGCATTTCCGCTTGCAAATGGGTGCAACTGGCCTGCCGCCGGCAGGTCAACGACCTGGCGCGGACGGATTGGCGATGGATTTTCGACGAAGCCAAGGCCAATCGGGTCTGCCGGTTTATCGAGCAACTACCGCACATTGAGGGCGAGTGGGCGGCCAAGGGCCAAAAGATCCGGCTGGAACCCTGGCAGTGTTTTTGGCTCTGCTGCGTCTTCGGCTGGGTGGACCGCGAAACCGGACACCGCCGGTTTCGCATCGCGTACATCTGCATCCCGCGCAAGAACGGCAAGTCCCTGCAGGCCGGCGGCGTGGGCAATTACATGTTCTGCGCCGATGGCGAATTCGGCGCTCAGGTGTATGCCGGCGCGACCTCGAAACGTCAGGCGCAGAAAGTCTTCGGACCGGCGAAGAAGATGATTCAGCGCTCGCCCCGGTTGCGCGAACTGTTCGGCATTCATATCGGCGCCGGCAAGATGGTCATCTTCGCCAACGGGAGCGAATTTGAGCCGATCATCGGCAACCCGGGCGATGGCGATGGCCCTTCCTGCGCGATTGTCGACGAGTATCACGAGCACAAGACGGATCGTCTGGTGGATGCGATGCAAACCGGCACCGGCGCCCGCCGCCAGCCGCTGGTGGCCATCATTACGACGGCTAGCAGCAACATCGCCGGGCCCTGTCATGAGCTGCAGACCGACATCGAAAAGATTCTCGAAGGCACCATCGAGCGGGATAACACCTTCGGGATCATCTATACCGTCGACGAAGAGGATGACTGGACCACCGAACAGGCGCTGATTAAAGCGAACCCGAACTACGGGGTCAGTGTTTACGCGGATTATCTGCGATCGCAACAGGCGATCGCGATGCAGAATCCCGCGAAACAGAACATCTTTCTCACCAAACACCTCAACATCTGGGTCGGGGCCGATCGGGCCTGGATGAACATGCAGTCCTGGAAGGCGCTGGGAGACTCCTCGCTCAGAATCGACGATTTCCGAGGCCTGCCGTGCTGGATGGGCGTTGATCTGGCGAGCAAAAGAGACATCACGGCCGAAGTTTTGATTTTCCTCAAGCCCAATGGGAACGCCGATCATTATTACGCGTTCGGCCGCTACTTTCTGCCGGAGTTGGTGGCGAGCGATCCGAAGCATCAGCATTACCAGAAATGGAAGCTGAACGGGCATCTGCAGGTGACGCCGGGACGGGTGATCAACTACGACGCGATTACAGAGCAGGTGATTGCCGACGTGCGGGAGTACCGGCCGAAGGAATTAGGCTTTGATCCCTGGAACGCCGAACAATTTTCCCAGCGCGTGGTGACGGAAACCGGGGTAACCCGCGTGGAGATTCCCAACCAGGTGCGGTTTCTGTCAGAGCCGATGAAGCAGTTGGAAGCACTCATCATCGACGAGTGCCTCCACCACGATGGCAACCTGGCGCTCGCCTGGATGATGAGCAACGTGGTGGCGCACACCGACAAGAAAGACAACATTTTCCCGAATAAGGAACGAGCCGAAAGCAAGATTGACGGCGCGGTGGCGCTGATTATGGCGCTCTCCCGTGCGCTAGTAACGCCCGACGATAACTTCACTTCTCCGATGGTCATCAGCATATGAACTTTATGGGGCGCGTTGGCGCCTGGCTGGGCAGTCCGTTCCGTGCGGACGTGAGCGGAGCGCCCGCTCCCTGGGACGACTATTGGTACCGTCCTATCGGCGCGGCCTCGGCTTCCGGTTTACGCGTCGATGCGAATTCGGCCAAGCGGATTGCGGCGGTGCTGGCATGCGTTGGCATCATCGGCCGGAACATTGGCATGATGCCGTTCCGGATTTATACGGACACGGCGAACGGAGAAAAACGGCCAGTTCCGAATCATCCCGTTTATCAAATGCTGGCCACCCGGCCGAACGCCCGGCAGACCCCCTTCGAATTTTTCCAGATGATGCAGGGGCACGTCGAACTTCGCGGGAACGCCTACGCCGAAATCATTCCTGGCACGCGCAGCGCGGTAGAGCAACTCGTTCCATTGCATCCCGACCGGACTGAAATCAAGCAGCTTCAGACGGGGCGGCTGCTGTATGTCTACGATGATCCAGTAACGAAACAGAAGCGCACGCTGGTCGAAGAAGAGGTCTTTCATCTCCGCAACTGGAGCGACGACGGCATCAGCGGGCAATCCACCGTTTCGATGGGGTGCGATGTCTTCGGCACGGCCCTTGCGGAACAGGACTATGCGGCCCGTTTCTTTAAGAACGACGCGCGGCCGGGCGGCATCATCGAGGGCACGAACTTTCGGGATGAAGAAGCCGTCAAGCTGTTTCGGGCACAATGGCAGGAATCGCAGACGGCCGCCAACCGGCATAAAACCGCGCTGCTTCCCCAAGGGCTGTCTTACCGGGAGATTGGCGTCAAGCCGTCCGACGCGCAACTGCTCGATGCGCGTAAGTTCAGCCGGATCGAAATCTGTTCGATCTTCGGCGTTCCACCGCACCTGATCGGGGAAACCGAGAAAACCGCCACTTACGCAAGCGTGGAACAGTTCAACATCATGTTCGCGGTGCAGTGTTTATTGCCCCGCATTGTGATGTGGGAGCAGGCGATTCAGCGCGACCTGATTCTGCAGCCGCGCTTTTATCCGAAATTTTCTATGGCCGCGCTCCTGCGCGGTGACACGGCAAGCCGGTATGCCGCGTACAAAATCGCGATTGAATGCGGCTGGCTGTGTCAGGACGATGTGCGCGCGCTCGAAGATCTGAACCCTATTCCGGATGGAAGCGGCAAGACCTATTGGCGCCCTCTGAACTGGGCGCCTTTGGGACAGATCAACAGCTCCGGGAGCGGAAACTCGGGCGCCGCGGAGCCGGACGAAACAACGATCACGGACCCGGCCGAGGGGGGCGGCGCCGGAAACGATGCTGCCCACCTCGGCCGCTTGAAATTGCTCGCCTCTTCCGCCGCCGGGCGATGCGTAAGAAAAGAAACTGCGGCACTCCAGAAGCTCAAGGAACGCCAGGCGGAGGCGTCGGAATTCGAACGATTCTACGCGGAACACGCCGGATTTCTGGCGGAAGTGCTGCAAATCAAGCCCGAAACCGCCCGTCACTACGCCCAAATCAGTCCCTCTCTGCAGCCGGAGCAGCGAATCCTGCACCTAACCGAACTCGCCACTGGAGGCGTACGATGAAAACCTATTCCCGCATTTTGAGCGCGGCATACTCCGCGGTCTGGGCCATTCAGCCCGAAAAGCTACAGGCCATTCTGGCCTTCCTGGAACTGAAGGCCGCCGGGCGCGGACCATCGGAAGAAACGCTTGCGCAAATTCACGCGGCCAATATCGAAGCGGCGAAGCGATCGGCATCGATCGCCAGTGCCAGCGGCTCCGTCGCAGTGCTTCCGCTCTATGGGCTCATCTCCCATCGCACCAGCGCCATGAGTGAGATTTCCGGGCCGGGTGGCACGTCCTGTCAGGGGTTTACGAAGCAGTTCCGGCAAGCGCTCAACGATCCCAACTGCAAGGCGATCGTGGTGGACGTCGATTCGCCCGGTGGAACGGTCGACGGCGTCTCTGAACTCGCGAATGAAATCTTGCAGGCGCGGGGCAAAAAGCCCATCACCGCGGTGTCCGACTGCCTCATGGCGTCGGCGGCCTACTGGATTGGATCGGCTTGCGACGAAATCGCGGTGAGCCCGTCTTCGAGGACTGGCAGCATCGGTGTGTACACCTCGCATGAGGACGAATCGCAAGCGCTCGAACAGGAAGGCGTCAAAGTCACGCTGGTGGCAGCCGGCAAATATAAGACCGAGGGAAATTCCTACCAGCCGCTGAACGATGAAGCGCGAGCGGCGATGCAGCAGACCGTGGAAAACTATTACGGCCTATTCGTGAACGATGTCGCCAAGGGCCGCGGTGTCAAAGCCGACGATGTGCGCAACGGGTTCGGCGAAGGCCGGATCGTCAGTGCCACGCAGGCGGTGAAACTCGGCATGGCGGATCGCGTGGCCACACTCGACCAGGTGCTGTCCGGATACGGTGCGAGCCGCAGCGGAACTACTTCGCCCATGGCGGCATCGAATCCCGCCGTCGCGGCCAATCTTGACCATCTGCGCCGGCGCGTGGAGATCGAAGAACTCTAAACAGGTTTTGGGACGCCATCGCGTCCCTGTAGTACCGGCACTCCACGCTCTCCGTTGAGAGTCTGCCGCAGTGCCAACTCAGTCACTAATTCACAGGAGAAAAAGTATGAATATCAAGCATCTGCGGCAGCAGAAGGCAGACGCTTCGGCAAAGGCCAAAGCTGTCCTCGAAGCCGCCGAAAAAGAGAACCGTCTGCTCACCGAAACCGAGCGCACGGAATTCGACGCCACGATGAAAAACGTCGAGGCGCTGAATGGCGATATCGCACGCGCGGAAGCGTTGCTCGAAGCCGAGCGCAACACCCCCGTAAGCCGCGTGAGCCAAGTGCACGACAACCGGGAGGACAAGCCCTTTGCTTCCCTCGGCGAGCAACTCATGGCCGTGAAAGAGCACGCGCGCACCAGCGGGCGCAACACCGACCCTCGTCTGTTGGCCGCTCTCGGCTCGAACGAAGCCGTGGACGCGGAAGGCGGATTCCTCATTCAGCCGGAATTCGCGACGGGCTTGTGGAAGCGCAGCTATGACAGCGCGGTGGTGGCGTCGCGTTGCTCGGATATGGACATGAGGAGCAACCGGCTCATCATGAACGCCGTGGACGAGGACAGCCGCAAGAATGGTTCCCGCTGGGGTGGCATCCAGGCGTATTGGCAATACGAGGCGTCAACCTACACTGCCACGAAGCCGAAGTTCCGCCCGATGCAGTTGACCGCCAACAAATTGATCGGCCTCTGCTATGCGACCGATGAACTGCTCGAAGATCAGACGGCGCTGCAGTCTTACATCAACGAAGCGTTCCCGGATGAGTTCGCCTTCAAAATTGATGATGCGATCATCAACGGCCCCGGCGCCGGCGCTCCCCTCGGTGTGCTGAACGCGGGCTCCGTCATCGTGCAGGCCAAAGATTCCGGCCAGGCCGCGAATACGATTTCCACCACGAACGTGCTGAACATGTGGAATCGCCTGTGGACCCGCAGCCGGGCCACCTCTGTCTGGTTCGTGGGTTCAAACGTCGAGCCGCAGCTCTATCCGCTGACCTTGGGTTCCGGCACGGCGGTTCGCTTGCTGTATTTCCCGCCAGATGGGAATTCCGAGTACGGTTCGCTGCTGGGCCGTCCGGTGATTCCGATCGAACAGGCCTCGGCACTCTCCTCGCAAGGCGATCTGATGCTCTTCGATATGAAGAGCTACCTGTTGCCGAAGAAGGGCGGGATGCAGGCGGATTCCTCGATCCACGTCGCCTTTCTAACCGGCGAGCAGGCCTTCCGTTTCACGCTGCGCCTCGATGGCCAGCCGTTCTGGAAGTCTCCTCTGACTCCCTATAAGGGCACGACCACGGTTTCGCCGTTCGTCGTGTTGCAGAACAGGTAATTCATTTGGAAGTTGGGCGGCCTCACGGGGCCGCCCGCTTCTGTTCCAAAGGTTCCAACAGAAAAAAGTTTAAGGAGATTCCAGCAATGGGAGCAAAAGGATTTTATACCGCCCAGGATGGGCATATCGTTCCTGTTCTCGCGCCTATCGATATTACAGGCGGCAAGACGGGAGCCGTTTTCAACCTCAAAAATTACGCGCACGCGAGCATCGTGATTCAGGTCGGAGTAAGCGCCGCGGCGTTTACCAAAATCATCGTCAACGAATGCACCGCCGCGGATGGCACGGGCGCCACGGCCATCCCGTTCGATATCTTCACCTGCGAGACGTCGAACACCGATGTGACCTCGGGCCGCACGGCGGTGGCCGCAACCGGCTACACGCCTTCGGCGAATGACGGCATTTTCTACATCATCGAACTGGACGCGGCGCAACTGGCGCAAGCCAGCAACTTCATTCAGTTGTCGCTGACCAACGGAACGAACTCCGTGATCGCTTCGGCCGTCGCGATTCTCTCGGGCGCACGCTACGGCGGCGACCAGAGCGCAACCGCACTCAGCTAACACCTAAACGGGGCGTGGTTCGCCGCGCCCCACTTTTCTCTCATTCCCATGGACGTGCGCTTGAAATACGGCCGCTATGTCGGCGAGCTGCGGGACATCCCCACCCCCGAAGCGGAGCAAATGATCGCAGACGGCCGCGCCGAAGATCCGCGTGTCGAATCCCCCGACACGGATAACAATTCGAAACCGAAACAGAAGAAACGATGAGCAGCCTGGTTCTCATCACGCCGCCGGCCGCGGAGCCGGTCTCACTCGCCGAAGTGAAGCTGCAGCTCGGCATCGGGCCGCTGCAGGATTCCGATCACATCATTGCCGCGATGGAAGTGTCGCGTTTGCGCGCAATGATCACGGCCGCGCGGACGGCCTGCGAAGACTATCTCCGCCAGGCGCTGATCACCCAGACGTGGGAATTGCGGCTCGATGGCTTTCCGGGCTTCAACACCCGCTACAACCGCGACGGGTATCCG